CTCCTGCAACTAAAGTAGCATTATTTACCGCAAATTTACGTAAACCTATATTTCCTAATTGTGCATTTAAAAAGCTTAAAGTAACCGCGTCTTGATTTTGTACGGGATTGGCTACATTTCTTATAATTTGATTTGTCGTGCCGTCGCCCGCATAAATTGTGCCAGTTGCAAAATAGTTTCCAGTAGTTGAGCCGTCTTTGCGTAAAAAGGCCGTTTGTGCCTTTAAAGGACTTAAAATATGAGTATCAACAGTGCCCGTCGTAACTTCCGCTTGCGTTGCAATTTCCGCAATTCCTGCAATAGTCTCCGTTGCGGAAGCCGTTCCGTTTATAGGAATAGTGCCTGCTGTTATTCCCGTTGAAATGCTAGCGACTTCAGTTTGTATTACTTGCCAATTTGTGCCTGTAAACTTAAATAAATAATCTGCATTGGTTTTTAAATATCCTGCTGTAATAGCGACACCTTGAGGGTCAACTATAGGGAAAGTACTAGTACCGACTAAACCCGTTCCATCTGGATTATTAAATAGTTGTAAAGTTGTTGGTGTTGTGTTTGTTAAGTTTGGTCTAAAGCGTATAACTGTACCCGTTGCAATCGTGTTATCTACTTTTACAGTAGGAAAGGAAGCATTTGTTAAAAAGTCGGCAGGGGCAGGTGAAGCACTATATGCTTTATTTTTTAAAACTGTTATATTTTGAGTTACGTGTCTTATGCGGTACGCTGTTGCAGTTGAACCTGTATGAATGACAAAGTCTTCTGCTCTTGAGGAAATATTTGCAACTGCATTTGCCAAGCGAATTGGCGAAATAGCCTCTAATTGAGATTGCGTTAAATGAGTTGTTGGGTCGTATGTAATTTGACCAGCCGTTAAAATGCCCCTCTGTTGTGCATTTGCAAGGGCAAACTCTTGACTTGTTATTTGACTTTCAAGAGCAATTCCTGATTTTGGTTCTTGCGTTGTTTTGTTGGAAAAATCACCCATATTTAGTATTCAAAACGATAAATTCTTATACCCATTGGCTTTATTTTTCGAACAATGCATTCAATTGTATTATTATCAGGATTTCCTGCTTCCAAAATTAAAACAAGACTATATCTTGCTTCGTTTGGAGAGGGATTCCATATATCAAAAACGTAATCAAATCCTTGTCCGTTAACATAGTCACGAGCGTTTATAACATCAATGAATGTATATCCTGCACTTGTCAAGTAATTCTTGACATCTGCAACGGTTGTTATATTAAAACCTGCTAATCTTGACAGTACTTGTTTTCTTCTATCTTGTAAAGTTCCAGTAATGGAAAGGCATCCATCAGGAATCCCTACAATACTTTCCCAAACGGAAATATAGTCAATTGTTGTTGAAGGATTTAATTCAACCCAAGCCCTATTCTGAATGTCATTAAAATAATTGACAAGCCCTAATGCGTAAGATTGTACTACTTTATAAAGATTTGATTCCTTGTTATCCTTCCATTGCCAAAAATAACCGTTTGGCAAAACTTCAAGTAATGCGTCCCGAATTTGTTCTGCTGTATATACTGGAAATGTAGGTAAAACGTTTGCCATATTATACAATTCCTGTTATAGTTCCAATAGTTGCTAAAAAATCATCTGTTGGTGTTGGCGGTATAGTGATGACAGTTGAAGTTAAAACCGCCTGTATTTGAGCTGAGCTTGCCCTTCCGTCTTTTTTAAAAGCGTCACTTATAACGCCCTGTATTTCCCAAAGTGCAAGGTCGGAATTGTATTGTGTTGTATTAAAAAGAGTTTTTAAATCTGCCCTAATAATCCCACCTAATACTGCGTCATTTATACCCACAGGGATTCCCGCAAACGCTATTGTATACGGTTTATTTTGTGGTCCATCTGCAACAACTAAAGACAAAGGAATTCCTGCTGAAATAAAAGGTAAAACCGCATTTCTGACGGCTGTTTTTTCGGCTGCGTCTGGAAATATAGTGATTGGTTTACCATCTAAAACAAAACGCACGCGAACCTCTCCGCCTACCTCTACTGAATTCACATATTCTTGAATCCACGCTCTTGTTACTCCAGGCACTGAAAGTGCTGCATTAATTACAGTTTGATAATTTGATCCCGTGTCTGGCGTTGTAAACTTTACAAGCATTCTAGCGTTAAATTCAGATTTAGTTTCGGCTTCTGCTCCTCCTGAAATTTTTGTATATTGCACATAGCCTGAAGAGTTTATTCCTACAATTGGCGTGTTTAGCTTAACCTCAACGTCCCTGTCAACATTTACTTTTAAACCAAACTCTTGAGATTTTACTTCAACACTTAAAAGAGTTCCGGTTATTAAACCACTTCCAGAAATGTTTCCAGCGGGGGTCACTAGTTTTTGGTATGTAAAGGTTTTTTCTCCCGTTACCGTAATTAAAGCGTTTGAAATATTATAAGCAGGGGTTGAAACTCCTGATATTGAAAACAAAAGTTTACTAGCAAAATTGTCATTTGAAGCAGTGGTGACTGTAATAGTACCTAACCCGTCTGTTGCTATGTTTGAAATGGGAATTGATGTGTTGTTTACGACTGCACCCGCTAAAGTGTTGTACAAAAGTCCATTAATTGAAACTAGGCTATTTTGAGGGATTAGCGTACCTACCGTCCCTTGAAAACTTATAAATCCTTGAGAAACGGAGGCGTCTTTTGGCTTTTCACCTAAAGCAATTCCTACGTTTGCAGGAGTAAGGCTGTTTTTAATTGATGTTTCTTGAGATATAACAAGCGAAGAAGCAAGAGTTGCTATTGCATCGGTTAATTGATTTATAAACGGGTCTGCCTCAACATTAAAAGCTTCATTACCTGGTACGTTAAAAGTTGGATTAAACCCCTCCGTTACAATTACATCCCGCACTTCTTTTTTTGTCGTTGCGAATTCTTTCATTGTAAAGGTATTTCATATTTACGAATAGTATTTGTTGTATATGCTATTTCAATAAATGCAACAATTTTTTTATCTTTTAAGAACGAAACGGCTTGTATGGAGTCTGCAAGCTGTCTATTTATCATCCAATTTAAACATCTTTTAAGCTCTGTGTTTATTGTATCAAAAAAAGAATCTGTGTTTTCAAAATTAGGTAAAATTGCATGTAAAAAACTTCCTACTGGTTCGTTTTCCGTAAGGTTAAGTTCAAAAATATACCCAGTTTCAAGTGAGGTATTAATATCCGTTAGTTGAACTCTTTTATTTGTACCAATTGACATTAAAATGCTAGGTAAAAATGGGTCTTGTTTTACGTCTTCGGATTTTACAAATCGTTTTAAGCTTGTATTTAATTTAATATCCCAGTAACCTTGTGGTTGTTCGTAAAAAAAAGACATATTATGAAATTAAAGGGTTTAAGGCTGCAATATCTGCCGTTATATTGTTTGCGTTTGTCGTAACGATGTTACTTTGTGCAAGTATAATCGGGTTTTGTGCGTTAATTACCGCGTCAACGGCAGGAGGTGCAAATGTTATAATTGAAGTGAAGACTGTTCTTACGGCATCGAAAGCCGTGACAATTGCATTATATGCGTTGACATCAAATGAATGTCTATTTGATAACGTTAATAATACGTTTACAGTGTCCACAAAAGCTAAAATTTTTTGTTTTGCGTTTATATCAAAAACTTGGGCAAGCTTTATTTCAAAATCGTTTATGCTATCGACTCCATCAGTTGCTTTGTTGACAAGTTCAAGATTTTTCTTTTCTGCATTAAACTTTAAATATAAATTATTATCAAAATTTCCACAAATAAAATCCCCTGGATTTATTTTATCGTCAATAGACGAAGCCTCAATTGGTATGCAATAAGGTTCGTTACCATCAAGGTAGACGTCGACAATGTCACCAATATTTGGGGAGTATCGCGTTCCGTTGTAATCGCATAAATAGCAAGTATAAATAGACTCGCCACCTGCGTTAATAGATTTAACGTCAATAAAAAGTTTACTTGAACTTTCGCGAATATATTCTGTTTTTATAACTTCACAAGAAATTTTTTGCATATCATTCAATACCAATTGATGTGAAAATATTTGGTTCGCTTAATGTTAGTTTGGTTCTAATTGTAGGTGTCAAGCCCCCGTTAATTTGTATATCAACGTTCGTAACCACCAAAAGACAATTAAAGCCTTGAACTTCATCGTATACATTAACAACGTCCCCCGCTTGCCAAATTGTGCTTTGCTTTGTATTTAAATACCCTCCGTGTGTAAAGCCGTTCACAACAACGTTATACATTTTGCTTCTGCTTTTTTGAACACTTGCAATACAACCAATAGATTGCGTTAATTCAGCGTCAACTCTGTTATCCCAAGAGGAAACGCTTTTAAATGAAGGGATTTTAATTTCTGAATCAACAACGCTTGTCAAGGAAGGGGCTTTTCTTTCTCTTTTTTTCTTTCCAGTTCCAGTCACTAGATTAACAAAATTTTTACTATAGTAAAAGTACACTTGAGAACGATCAGATAAATTTTCTACAACTTGTGCGCTTTCAATGTTATTTTGAGGGTCGGTTGGCAACGGGTTGATTCTACGGTTTAACGTTGTAATTGGCAAAATATTTTCATAGTTTAGTTTATATAATACTACGTTTCCATTTTCGTCGTCTCTTAGTAAAATATTGTTTTGATTTGCATAACGCTGAATTCCTTCAAGCGCAGTCCATTCTTGATTAAAAATAATTTGGTTTGTTGTTGTCTTTACAAGAACAAGCTCGTTACTTCCTTTATTAAACTTTTCTGCATAGCCTGCTATATTTGACAATTTGATTTCTTGACCCGAAAAAACATTATTTATGATTGCAATTTCGTTAATTGCGGGGTCTTTTTTGTCGGCGTCAACTATTGTGTAGTTTATCCTTCTTGCTATTTCTTGAGAAAGCGATAAGATATCTTTTACACCTTGAAAACTTTGATTTCGAGGGATATTACTTTTAAAAAAATACATTGCTTTAGATTCGCATTCAATAGAAACTTCGTACTGACTAGGGTTTTCACTTGTTTTTAAATTTGCTTCGTATCCTGTGAATACAACGGTATCATTGAGTTTTAATTGAATTAAAGTATTAATTGGCAACTCTTCCCTAATTACATTAGTAATTTCCTTTTTAAGTGTTTTATTTTTTATTGGTCTTTTAATTACAATTGACAAACTTCTTGAAACGTTGTCAATTAATGAAACTGCCAACCTTGCTGATTCAAAAGAGACTTCTTTACCATCAAATAAAAGTTTTGCATTCATTTTGGAAAAATAAAGTTTCCATTTATACTAATAAATCCACCTATGTTATTTTGTTGTAAAATAAATTCTAAATTATCAAAATTACCATATTTTTTATAAACAACATCCGCAAGGTTTTTATTGTGAAATATATTATACGTTTCTACTTCACGTAAACTGCCATAAAGCGATTCTAAAGCGTAAATACCTTCAATATAAACTTCTCTGTATGCTTCAACAATTTCTTGGGTATTTAATGGCTTTATATTGCTATATATGGCGTCGCCATACTCATTAAACCCCACTAAAGTTTGGTAGTCAAAAATTTCAGAAGAGTATTGTTTTATTTTACGAAAATAAGCTTCGTATTCTTCTCTTGTTTCAAAAGACATGTCAAAAGCTTGAGTCAATGATGTTGCTAGTAGTTGACTTTTATATCCTAACAATATAACATTAAAACGATCTTGTTCATCGCTTGATGTAGCATTAGGGTCGCGTGCAAAAGCGTTTAAGCTTTGTATGTTGTTATCGTTGAGTACACTACTAGGAAAAAGTGGGGTAAATATTTTAGAAATATTTTCAAAAACATCCTGAAAAGAATTAACTAAATCTTGTGGGGTTTGAATTAATTTTGGAATAGTGTTTTTAAATGTTTTTATTGAATTGACAAGATTTTGTGTAGGTAAAAAAGTATTGTTTGCACTTGTATTTAATTGTGCAATTTGATTTGTAATAGAGGTAAAATTATTTGAAGCTTTATTTAAAAATTGCTGATAATTTTGTATTTCTTGAACGCTTGCATTTGCAAAGTTTAATGTTGCACTTGCCTTGTCAAGTACTGTTGCAAACAAATTTTTCTTTTTTATTTCAATTGTTTGTGCGGTTGCAGGCGCTGTAGGTACGACATCAACTCTAGTAAGCTCTTTAGCGGAAAAATTTATTACAATTGAGGACCAAGTACTGTTATTAGTTAAAGTAATTTCTCCATCAACTGCGCATAAAATAGAACCGCCCTTATCATAAAGTGGATGAGTAAATTCAAACGTTCCAACGTTTATAAGTTCTGCCATCAGTTTATCGCGAAAAGCCACCAAAGTTTCATTGTTTACAATTTCACCTTGAACGCTTGACCCGTGCGTTAATAAAATAATAACGTCAAACGTACGAAGAGAGTTGCCTAAGTTTTGAAAATACCTTGTTTTTCCTCCAGCAGGTTCAGAAAAATCATTTCCGCTATTTTGTTTTACAACTAATTCACCATCAAGAAAACATTGAATTTTGCCAATTGATGTTAGTTTACCTTTTCCATAAGGGTTTTTAATTCCTTGATTTAATTGACTTGCAAACTGCGAAGATAAACGTTCCCTTAAGCTCATAAAACTCCCCCGTTAGTTGGTAATAAAAAGTTTGAACTTTTATATTTTTGCTGAACTTGCATATCTAGCATAGACGTTGAAGGAGTTTCTTGTTTAATATTATATCCTGCGGGTGCTTCAATAATAAGCTTTCCTGAAAGGTTTTGACCTTGTAAAGCTGTGCTTTTAAGCTGATTTGGTAAGGTTGCATTTGAATTTGTAAAGCCTGACATTGGGTTTATTTTACCGTTTGAATTATATAAAGTTTTTGTTGGCTTGTCTAAATTTTGAATTGCATTAAAAGTTTCTTTTTCGCTTGCAATGTTGTAATTTGTAGGTATAACTTTTGTAAAACCTTTTTGACTTTCTTTTTGCGCCTTTCCTTCGTTGTAGTCTTTTATAAACTTGCCCAAAAGCTTTCCAGCATCAATTGCCAAAAGTAAAGCCGTTGTTATTGCACCGATAATCCCTAAAGCTGAAGACAGTCTTGACATAGACACGCCTAAAGCAGTAACACCAGGCACTGCACCTAAAGAGGCAGTTCCTATAGCTCGTATTGATGTTGTGATTCCTAAAAAACGCAAAGCCATTATAGCAACTTTAGCTAAAACTGCACCACTGAATAAAGTAAAAAGACCAGCAGAAACGAAAGGAAAAGCCCTAACTAAATCACTCATTTTTGTAATTATTTCCGCCAAAAGTTGTACTATATTTTTCCCTGCAAGTAAAGGGGAAGCAAATGCATCGCCTAACCCAACAAGGGAGTCTTTAAGGTTTTGGATAGAAACTCTCATCGTGTCTGTTTTTGCGGTAGCTTCTTTCGTTAAAGAGCCTTGAGTTTTGCTTGCATCGTTTGCTGCGTCCATAATTGCAGTTATTTCCGTAGCCATTTCAGGAAAAAGTTTAGACAAGTTTGCCATTTCAAGCGACACGTCCCCACCTAAAGTTCCAAAAATACCTTGCAATAAATTCATTTTTAAACCTTTGTCTTTTATTTTGGAAACGCTACTAATAAATGATTTCATGGCAATGTCTGGGTTGATTTTAAATTCAGAAGATAATTTTTGAAAATCAATACCAGCAATTTGCATTAAAGCCTTTGTTTGATCCATACCTTTTCGTAAAGCTTTCGTGTCAACTCCCGCAGACTCTAATTTTGCAATATTTTCTGCAGACGAGTTAAATATTCCAAGAGAACCAGCTAACGACAAAAAAGCAGTGGAAGCTCTTTCAGGCTCTGTTCCTGCTTTTAGCATAGCCGCACCTAGTGAAAGGGTAGCGTTTTCTGTAATGCCAATGATTTTAGCAATTGGTAATGTTCTTAAAGAAAACTCCGTTAAATCACTTGCCGCCATTCCGTAAGTATTACTTAAGTAGTTTATTGTGTCGCCTACTCTTCTGACGCCACCTAAAGTGCCTGTAATTGTCTTTAATTTTCCAACAACTTCCCCGCCAGCGTCTGCGGTCATATCAAAAGCAAGCGCCAATTCTGAAGATAACAGAACTGCACTTTTTAATTCATTAACTGGTACGCCAAACATTAAAGCTTTTTCGGCTGCTCTAAAAGTGGACACGACATCAAGCCCAGTTGTTGTTGCAAAGTTTTCTAAATCATTTTTAATCTGTCTTTGTACTGCTTTTGTAGTACCTTCGGGTAACTTACTAGCAACATTTGCAAATTCAGCCTCTAAATCAATTGCTATTTTTACAGGTAAAAGAACTGCTCCAGTTTGCAAAACAGTGCTAACAATATTCCCAGCGCCACCTTGCGAAGCGTTGGTTTGTTCTTTTGCACTTTGACTTTGGGCAGTTGTTGCAAGTTTTTGTTTTTTTGAGTTTAGCGAATCTAGTGCCTTCGATTCTTTTTCGTAAAGCTTTAAAGTGTCGTTAATTGCTTTTTGTTGGGATTTATATCCTTCCGTTAATTTATACTGAGCTTTTGCACTATCCTCGATTTTTCTTTTTACTTTGTCAAATCCATTACTGTTGCCAATTTTATTAATTGCCAGTTCGGTGTTTTTTATGTATTTAAGAATTTTAGAAAGACCAGTTTCTACTTGTCTCGCATCCAAACCGATTCTAATGCGATTTTCAGAGTTTGACATATTATCTTTTTAAGCTTTTATTTATCTCTTCGTTTATTTCTTCAATAACCTGATTATGAGTATTTATCCATAAATTAAATTCTTTAAAAGTTAATTTGTCAAGATATTCTTGTGTAAAACCTCCTTTTGTTTCGCGCATTATTTGATAGCAATTTTTTGAAATATTTTGTATTCCTTCAATATTTAAAACTGCACCTTGAATCTCTGCAATGTTTCTAAAGCGATTAAGGAAGGGTTCAGTAAGTGGTTCTTTTTGAGTAGTCTTGCTATTTTTGTCAATTCGGAAAATTCCACACTCAATAAAAACGTACAAAAAAAGTTCAAAAAAAAATCGCCATCAATAACATCCATTGCACTTAAAACATCGTCCTGAAAGGGAAGTCCAGCAGGCGTTAATAGGAATCCAGCCGATTTGAATGCTTTAAGCGTTTGAATTACGTCTGCACCCGCGCCAGCGCTTGGAATTGTAATTGCGTCACCTATGTTTGGCTTTTGCAAATAATAATATTCCATTTCTTTAATTTCAACGTCGCCTGTACTTGTTGCGTGTACATATTCTATTGGTACTTGCAGGGGTATAACTAATGCATCCCTACTAAAAACTTCATTTGTGCCTGGAATTTTTGCACCTTTAATAAAAACATTTGGACTTTCAAGGCTTGTACTTTTAAGTACAGAGTCAAGCACAGATTGCTTATAAGATAAAAACATTACATGCTTAATCGTTCCAGACATGAACTGCTCTGTGATTAACTCTGCTTGTATTTTTTGCTCTAATATTGTTTTATATATTTCTTCTTTATGTAAAAGAAGAGCTTTTTTATCTTTTTCTTTTAATGTAGGCACTATTTTATTTAAAACCTCAACCAATCTAGCATCTCCTTCGGAAAGGCTAGACTGGTTAATAAAATTAGTTACGTGTTGACTAGCTTTAAAGGTTTCGTTCATATTATATAGAGTTTGATCCTACAATTTCAATATCAACGGTAGAGTTTGGTTTATAAGATAAACTGCCTTTAATTACCGCGTTAGTAAGGGATTTAATCCTACCGTCGCTATAAATAATTTGAACAGTTCCTAATAAAGTTCCGCCGTTTGCTTCCCTTTGGTTGAAAAAGTTGATATAAGAAGGGTCACTACTTGTCATTGAAAACTTTAAACCTCCTGGCATAATTGTATCATAAACAACAAAAGAATTACCATCTCCATTTACTTTTAAATCACTATCTGGACCTTGGCTCATTACTTCCGCAACCCCATCATTAGGCGACATTTGAAATGTTTTTCCGCTAATTGAATCAAAAAAATTGATTGTTCTAACTAATATACTCATATTTTTTTATAAAAATTAATTTGTTGTTTTTGCCGCTAAAGTGAAGTCAATGAACTCAGGATATCCTTTATCTCTAAAGTGAAGTCAATTGACTCAGGGTATCCCTCTATTTTCATAAAAATTTGCTTAGTAGTCTCGTTAAAGTCAACACTTATGCGATGTTTACCGTTCTTATCTAGTTTCATATTTTTTTATAAAAATTAATCCGTTGTTTTTACTGTTAAGCCAAAGTCAATAGACTGAGGATATCCGTCCATTTTTGCAGAAAAGCTAATAATAAGTTGCTTGGTAGCATCGATAAAGTTAATATTTACGCGAGGTTTACCGTTCTCATCTAGTTCAATTCCTTGTGTAAAAAGTTGTCTTTTTCCTTCATTTTCAAGTACTGTCAAGATAATGCTAACAATTTTATTGAAAACATCTTGAGTAACTTTGCCTTTAATTGTACTAAGATTTAAAGTACTAGAGGCTTTTTTGAGTTCATTTTGAATGTCTTCTCTAAGTTGAACTGCAGATATTCTTTGATTTAAAAACAACCTTTCATTTATCTTAACGTTGTAGGTAGACAAAGCAACTGTATAAGTACCTTGGCAAACAACTCTTGTTTTAGTGTCGTCAATTTCTGCCATGGTAATGCCATTTTTTCTTACGAACTGTTTTTCTTGAGCATTCATTTCAGAATTCAATTGAACACTTGAAGGAGTTGGAACTATACCTAAAAGAATGTCTTCGTTAAATGGGCGTGCAATTTGTTTTTTTCCACCAATGTTGGGGACAATTTCACCCTTTTTAATGAATGGATATGCATCATACACTATTTTATAGTTATCAAGCACCTTACCTTCTGACAGTTGTGCGACTTGAGTTGCTAACAAGCTAGACGAAACTTCAAAAATACTATTTAAAGCAGTATCACTTCCAAAATATTTTGCGGTTGCAGTTGTGTAGTGGTCAAAAATTACCACAAGATTAATATTAAAGTCTTTTGTGGTACTTAGGGCTTCTGCGTTAATTTCAGATTCTGTTGCAGACTTGTAAATATAGCCATAAGAGGAGTACAAGCTTTCGCCTTCATTCAGTTTTGTATCCAGGAATGATTCAAGCGCTGTTCTTGCAAAAAATGGTGCAAGGATAGCACATTTTACATTAGAAAGAGGAGAAAATAATCCAGTTGCTACAGGGTCAACCGAACCACCTGCAAAAGCTGTTGGCGTTACTGTAATTCCTGGAATTACTGTAATACTTGCGTCAATTGGGTAACGATTCATTTCTGTACCTTTATTCCTTGCCGTTAAAGTAACAACTCCAGCAAGATTTGTAGCCGTGATTAAAGCCTTAGTGTCGGCGGTAATTGTTGCAACAAGTTGAGCTGCAAGCGTTGTAGCGGTGTCCGTCGTTAAGTATGTAATTGTATATTCAAAACCCGTTCCACCTATTCTAATTGTAGCCGTTCCGTTACTGGTTGGAGTACCTGCAAAGGTAATCGTTGAAGTTGCAGCAACCCCTGATCCGTTGTCGTTTACCCCGATTGTTAAAATTTTAGTTTGTTCGTTAAAACTTT